TCGTCTTTGATTCCCTTCTTCTGGTTCTCTTCGCGTTGGTACTCGGTTTTCTCATGGCTGGCCTCCAACTCTGCATGGCCCTTGAAAAAACTTGAAAGGGCTGTGCCAACTTCTCCTGTGATCTTTGTCAGATCATTGCCGGTTTTCTTCAAATCCTGATAAACGGCAATGCACCCCTTTATGCCTTCATAGGCACTTTTGCAAAGAGCAAATGCCGTGATTGGATCAATTTTTTGCCTCTAGCGCTTCAAGACGCGCCGTCAGTTCTTGGATGGCTTTGACCAAAACAGGAATGAGCTTGCCGGGTGACATTTCCAGCTTTTCAAGGTTGTCTTTGGAAACCAATTTCAGCCAATCTGCATTTGCCGCCATTGCGGCCTCATCGGCCTCCTGGGCCACAAATCCTTCGCTCCATTCATCAGATTTGCGGGAGCCATCTTTTGGAACGGCCACTTGAGTTTCTCTGCCATCATCAGCTTTCACTTTGTCAAAATAATGGTCACGCCTGTCCCATTTGAACCTGCGGGGTCTTAGGGAGTTGATAAAATCCAAACCAATTGGTAAATCTTCAATGTCGTACTTATCCCTAGCATCAGACAGCGCAGTGATGGCAGTGACGTTGCAACGCAGAGAAGTTACAAAATAATCACCCAATGTAACTTGGTTGTTTACCGCGGCCGAAGAAGGTTGTGCGTTGTGCCCTAAATTCGTAAGGTTTGTTCCGGTATATGCAGTGATTGAACCACCACTTTGATTCCCAATTGACGTGTTGTAACTGCCATTAATGACGTAATATCCAGCTTCATTCCCAATTGAAGTATTGTAAAAACCGGTTTGGTTTTGACCTGAGGCCAAATAACCAACCGCCGTGTTTCTTCCAGCACCTATGTTCTGTCCTCCAGCGCCTGCCCCAACAAAAGTAAGCCCATTGGCGGCATAACCAGTTGTATTTTGTCCAGCGTATGCACCTACAAAAACAGAGTCCGTAGTGGTTCCGCCAGTCACCCCCGCCTGATAACCTACAGCGGTATTTCCTGAGGTAGTAACTCCTTTAAGTGCTTGATAGCCAATTGCGGTATTATCGCTTGCGGCACCATTATTTTTAAGCGCTTCGTACCCAACCGCAGTATTGGTGCCAGCAGCGCCATTTCCCTTTCCGACGGTCAACCCGTTAACGGAAATGTCGGTGCCAAAGCTTGGATTGCTGGACAACACAACATTGCCAGTGCCCGTTGAAGTGGTTACGCCCGTACCGCCATTGGCTACCGCCAGGGTGCCTGAAAGCGATATTGCCCCCGTAGATGCGGTGTTCGGTAAAAGTCCGGTAGTCCCTCCGGTAAACGACGAGACCCCAGTAAAAGTCGGAGCCGCTACCCAGGACGGAGCCGCCGCACCATTGGCTTGAAGAAGGTATCCAGCAGTGCCTGCGGCAAGTTTAGTCAACGTTGTGGCAGCAGACGCATACAAAATTTCGCCAACCGAATAAGTGCTCTGCCCCGTACCGCCGTAGCCCGCGCCAAGAGTACCCGCCAAAGAAACTGCGCCTGTTGTTGCTGTGGTCGGGGTAAATCCGGTAGACCCTGCGCTAAACGACGAAACCCCGGTAAAAGTTGGAGCCGCTACCCAGGACGGAGCCGCCGCACCATTGGCTTGAAGAAGGTATCCAGCAGTACCTGCGGAAAGTTTAGATAATGTGGTGGCGGCAGACGCATACAGAATGTCTCCAATTGTGTAAGTGCTCTGTCCCGTACCTCCGTAACCCGCGCCAAGAGTACCCGCCAAAGAAACTGCGCCTGTTGTTGCTGTAGTTGGGGTAAATCCGGTAGACCCTGCACTGAACGACGATACGCCGGTAAAGGTTGGGGCATTTACCCAGGTTGGAGCCGCCGCACCATTGGTTTGAAGAAGTTGACCGGCAGTGCCTGCGGCAAGCTTTGCCCAAGTGTTGGAAGTTGTGCCCCCATACAGTATGTCGCCCGTAGTTACGGTGGCTGTCCCGGTACCGCCGTTTGTGGCGGCAAGCGTACCGTCAACGTGAGTGGTTAAGCCAATTTTGCCCCAGCTTGGCGCAGTTGTTACGCCACCCGAGATCAGCGCGTTGCCCGTGGCTATGTCTGCAAGTTTTGCAAGGGATGTGGTGGTGTTGGCATAAAGCAGGTCACCAACCGCGTAGCTGGATTGACCAGTACCGCCAGAGGTAGCGACAAGTGCAGAGCCCAGGGTCAGAGAGGAGAGGTAGGACACAGCGTCCACCACATTGGTGCCGTTATTGAACAGCCACATGGTTGCGCCTGCGGGCACGGCGATGCCGGTACCCGTTGTATTCTTGACCGTCACAGCGTTTGCAAGGGTGTTGTTGACGATGTAGGGCTTGCTGATCTGGCACCCAGAGCCAAGGGTAAGGGTGCGTGCCGCCCCGCCAGCCGTGCCGGTCAGGTTCAGCCGCAGATTGCGTGCAGATTGCGCCGCGTTGGTGTCCAACAACGTGAGGGTCAGGTCTGCGCTGGCAAATGTAATATCGACGGACCCAGCGATTGCCTCATTGATCGCAGTACCAATATTTGCATTGGTTGTGTTGCCCCACTGGCCGGACTGGTCGCCGGTCAGGATGAGCTCAAATTTGAGACTGGAATAGGTTGACATGTTGGGTCCTTAGGGTAATTTATTGTGGGAGGTTGGGCCAAGTCACATTAAACGGAAATCCTGGTTGGTTGGGGACATCGCGCAATGCCTGTCTGAATGCGGCCCAAGCCGCTTTTGTGGTGTTGGAAAGATTCACATCGGGCATCTGCGTCCAGTCGCAATCCGTCAGCATGCGGTTTCTGTCGGCCTTGACCGCCTGCGAAATTGCATCAACATTGCTTTGATGTTGATCCTCAGAAATTTGAACCCGCACCAATTCTTGCGCCCATGAGCCGTCGGATTGTTGAACAATTTCCACGTCATATTGACGCCCGTCAACGGGGGCTTGACCGACAAATGCCGTTACGGGAACAACATTGGCCGCAGTCAATTCTGCTTGCGTAGCGTCCACGTTCTCAATGACATTTTGCGTGACCAAATACTCAAGCGACGCGGCAGGGTATTTTGCTTTTCCGTTTTCAATTTGTGTGTACATGATTTTTTCCTTTTAGCTGGTTGCAATGCCGGTGACATACCAAGTGCTAAAACTAGGGTTACTTGATACGTTTGCTGTTGCCGATCCCGAATTCCAAGATCCGGTGCCAACCCAAACGCACGCACTCAATTGGTTATAAGTTGGGTGAGCGTAACCGCTTCCGGTTGCCCATGTCGGCCCGCCGCTGCTTGCGGTGCTTGCGGCAGTTGCTAAATTCAAAGATGAAGATGTGGAAACTCCGATTATTCTTGGATTTAAAGTGGTGGTTGATGGCTGACTAACAAACACGCTTGTTGAACTTGAACTTGTGTATGAGGTTCCTATCATGTTGTATGTGTTGCCAGACGTGACGTACACATACGCCATTGCATAACCAGAAAAGCTAGGAAAACTTATGCTAATTGTTGACCCCATGCTGGACCCAGTGTCTGCGGCAAACACAGCCATATTACTGCTTGAGGATTGCGTACTGAATGTTGCAGACCCGGAAGTAATAGAAGCCTGATAACTGAAAAGACCGGAACCAACGATGACGACCACCACCTTATTTCCTGATGTGCTGTAACCAGTTGGCGATGTAATTCCCGTAATTGAGCCGCCCATTGTGGTGTTGGCTGACCAAGTAATGCCAGAACTCCCGCCGCTTGAGGCAATTGATATGGTGCCTACGCCGTTTGTGATGGTGACGTTAGCTCCTGCGGTCAATGTTGCATAAGTGAAACCGCCACCGTTTCCAATTAACAGTTGGCCATTGTTAGGAGATTGTGAGAGAGAGACTGCAAGGGTGCCGCTGGAGGTGATGGGGTTGCCACTGACATACAGAAATGACGGAACCGACATGTCCACGCTGGTGACGCCCGAGGCGGCTGGCGTTGCCCAAGTTGGCGCAGATGCGCCATTGGATTGCAATACTTGTCCAGAAGTTCCTGCCGCCGTAAACTGAAGTGTTGATCCGTTGCCGTAGGCTGCGCTACCAGCCACAGGGGTGACACTTCCGCTGATTGTTATTGCCATTTTGTTTCTCCTTAAATTACAAAACTACCCACTGTTGACCAGTGGCAACAGTTACCGAAACGCCGCTATTTATCACTATTGGGCCCAAAGACAAACCAAGTTGCCCAGATGTAATGCTTACATCGGCCGAAACCGGCGAACTGATAGCAATTACAGTATTTATGCCGCCACCCGCAACAGTTGCCCACGATGTGTTTGTGCCGTCTGTTGTGAGATATTTTCCTGTGTTGCTTGCTTGGCTGGGAGCAAGCGCGTTAAACGCTGCATTGGCCGTTGTCTGCCCTGTGCCGCCGCTCGTTACCGGTAAAATTGAACTGTTTGTGGCAAGCAGTGTGGTTCCGTCGGCATAAATAGAACGGCTGGACGGGTACGTGACAAACACATCTTTATTGCCCGAACTAAAAACAACCAAACTTCCGCCGTTGCTTGATGATAGTACCGTGTCCCTTGAAAGCGTTGTGCCGGATGCCGTATATGTACCGATTCCCACTTCCCATTCTGAAGTGCCTTGCCCGGCAATTGTGTAATAGGTTGTGTTTCCATTACCAATGGCTGCGAAGGATTGAAAACCTGTAGCCGCGCCAGCAAGCGTAACTGTGCCCGTACCTACAACGGCGGTTGTTTCTTTAACCCTGTCTTTTAGTACCAAAGCCATTTTTACCCTTTACATTGCGGTGTCAACCAGCACCCAGTCGGAAGGTTCCGTGGTATCCACATTTTGCCAGCTAACAGATTGCGCTGGGTTTACATTTTGCCAGTTTGCGGTTTGGCTGTCATCAATTAATCGCCAGTAAATGGCTACAACACTGCCCACTGCGCCAGAAGCAGTAGCACCCGCAAGCCCCACCGACCTACTTGCTGTAACTGTATCAACCGCGCCGGTTGCCGCAACCCCGGTCAAGGCCGCTGATTTTGCAAACTCGACCGACCCAACAACGCCAGAAGCCACCACCCCGGCAAGTGCTTTTGACAGGCTTTGAGATACAGTTCCGACGGCCCCGCCAGCAGAAACACCGGTAACACCAAACGCGCTTGTTGGAGCGACGGTCCCAACTGCGCCTGTTGTTGCTACGCCTGTTATGGCTACTGTACGGGTGGCCGCAACATCCCCAACAAAGCCGTAAGCAACATCGCCGGTTTCAGCATCTGTATTACTGGGGGCAACTGCCCCGACTGCGCCAGAAGCTGCATTGCCCGTCAAGGCGAATGATCTTGCCCCGACTGTAACAGTACCGACTGCCCCAGTGGCGGCTACCCCAGTAAGAGCAATTGTTGTCCCCGGGGCTGCGGTTCCAACAAAGCCATAAGCTACATCGCCGGTTTCGCCCTCAGAGGTAGAAGGCGCTACCGTTCCAACGGAGCCTGCTGCCGCTACGCCGGTTACTGCTAACGATCTTCCAGCAACTGAAACTGTCCCGACTGCGCCTGCTGCCGCTACGCCGGTTACTGCGATCAATCTTTCTGCATCTGAGACTGTCCCGACTGCGCCTGCTGCCGCTACGCCGGAGATACCAAAAGATTCGTTTCGGACTATTGTGCCGGTTGCGCCTGCTGCTGACACTCCGGTAATGGCGACTATATAAGAAGCCCCTACGGTACCAACTGCCCCGTTTGCATGGACTTCTTGTATTTCGGGATTTGGATAAGGGTCAACACCCCCTACCTCTGGATGGCCAAGAACCCCCGTAAGGGCAACAGACTGGGCTTGACTTACAGTGCCAACCGCCCCTAAAGCCGATACGCCCGTTAGGCCAACCGATATGCCCGGATCGACTGTTCCAACTGACCCTGCGGCCGCATCGCCGGTTTCTGCGTCCGTGTTGGTAGAAACAACTGTCCCAACAACGCCAGACGCCAATACACCTGCAAGAGAAGTGGACTGATCTTGGGTTACTGTTCCAACTGAACCGGAAGCTGACACTCCCGTTAGGGCAACCGCTACGCCCGGGGAAACTGTTCCAACCGAACCTGTTGCAACATCCCCAGTTTCCGCATCAGTGTTGGTAGGAACAACCGTACCGACTAAACCAGAGGACGATACCCCAGTTATGGCAACTGAGTTATCTTGCGCTACTGTGCCAACCGAACCGGAAGCCAACACGCCCGTAAGGGCTAACGACCTTGCTTCAACTGTAACGTTACCAACTGCGCCGGTGGCGACTACCCCAGTAAGGGCTAACGACCTTGCTCCAACTGTAACGTTACCAACTGCGCCAGAAGCCGATACGCCCGTTAGCGCAATTGATATGTTTGGCGTTGTTGCGCCTACCGCCCCGTTTGCAACGTTGTTAGTTAACCCTGCGGTTCTTGCTCCGCTACCAGCAAGCGATGAAAACGGGACTTCGGCAAATGCGGCTATACCAAACATGGCTTACGGCCTGCGCCGCCCCCGCATTAAGTTGTGGCCAAACGCAACAAAGCAGTTGAAATCGTGTTGGAAGGCATCGTCAAAGTGAAAGTTCCTGCCGTAATGGTTTGAGAACCAAAGGTGTGAACACTGACGGCCTTGTTACTCTGACTTGAGTTGTAAATCAACACGCAATCAAATGCGGTGGTCAAAGTCACAGTCGTGTAGACAATAGACGCTGAAGGCGTCCAGTACGCCACACCCGCAGTCGAAGAGCTGTTGGTTGCAAGTGGAGCCGTTGCGTTTGTGACCGTTACACCGCCAGCGGTGTAGTTGGTTCCGCTTACTTCGCCCGTGGCCGAATAGGCCGTAGTGCTTGCGTTGATGGTTGCAGACGCCAAATACAACGCGGCCTTGAACGTGTCCGCCGTGGTAGCGGCACGGATAGGAGCAACGCCAAAGTTGTGGGTCGCGGTCATAACTTCGCCTAAAAACGAAGTGCACATTGATTGAGTATTTGCCATGATGTTTCCTTATGCAAAAGAAGAAGTTTCGCCGCCGCCAAAAACTGGCATTTTTTTAAGGGTCACATGCGCTGAACGGTGAACCAGTTCGCCTTCCAGCCAATACTCAACCCAAGTGGTCAGTTCGTTGTCATTATCCACAGTTCCTTCTCGCTTTTCAAGCAAGGAATCATCCATTTCGCCTTTGGTAGTTGTGACAATCAATTTAAGCTCCTGTTATGTAATCCGCACAACAGCACTATTTGCGTCGGCGGTCGGGAAAACTACCTGCAACGTGTCGTTGTTCAAAACTTTATCCGACCCAAAGTCTAACACTGCAACAGACTTATTGCTTTGGGTTGCGTTATAGATTAATGCCCCGCGCACAGTGAAAACTGAATTGGGCCATGTCACCGTGGCAAACGAAATATACGCCGTGGTGGTTCCGCTGGTGTTTGTGCCGTAAGTTGGGGAAGTACTAATTGTTAACACCTTACCCCCAGCCACATAGCCCGTACCGACAACTTCACCGGACGTGGTGTATATCGTGGTGGTTGGGCCAATGGTCGCCGCCGAGGTATACAGCGCAATGTAGAACGTGTTGGGCGATGTGGGGCCAAAGTTGTGGACTGCTTGAAGCAGTTCAACTTTAAAGCTGGTAGTCGCGGTTTGTGAGATTGCCATGGGTTAGGCCACTTTAACTCTTGGCATGCCGTCGCGGTAAGCGTCGGCCTCTTGTTTGCCGTCACCCAAATTCTTGAGCAGCGCGATAGATTGCAGATATTGCGTCTGGTACAGGTCAACCAAATCTTTTTCGCCCTTCATGTAGCGAATGGCTTCAACCAGCGTGCCGTTGAGCAGCGCTGCATCAAAGTGTTCGCCCACCCAGGTCACT